TTAGAGTAACTTTGACCGACTTTTGACCGACCGCCAATCTAACTCCCTCAGCACATTTTCTACTTTTTCCTCGGTCACCACTTCCCAAGGCTGCACTTCCTCCCCTGGCAGCACATAATCAAATATCTGTCCGTTTTTACGCACAATCGCTACTGTGTCTCCTGTGATATAACCATGATCAATAGCCTGCTTAAACTCGTCGTATGTTAACACAAAGCACCTCCTTATCTTATTATTCGTAAAAGTCTCGTAAAAAGGACTTTTTAAATTAAGTCTGGTTTAATGGACTAAAAAATAATTTTAAAAAAGTTTATCTTTTCTGTTGACAAACTATACAATATTGTATATAATATAATCATAAAGATAAAACAAACGAGGTAAAAAAATGGAATTAAATTTTGTAGGTCAATTTGACAACGGACATGACTTTTACGACGTGGAAAAGTTTGTAGATGTAAATGTCGAAACAGGTAGATTATCAGATGAGGACATTATAAAAGTTTACGATGCTTTGAGAAACGAGCACAGATTAAGACGTGGTAAAGGCAAGTACGGAAATCTTTTGAGCTTTGCTGAATATGGGGACGAAGACGTTTTAACAGACACAACGTACTGGTATGAGGAAGACATACTACCAGCGCAAGATCGATTGGAAGAGCTGTAATAAATATGTCAAGCAAAGGGGGAAAAATGAAAGCAGACGAAAAGAAAATAAAACAATTACTAGAAAACAAAACTCAGGTTTATATTGCCGAGAAAACAGGAATAGCTCAATCTAAAATATCCCGAATAAAAAATGGAAACATTAAAATGAAAAACATTACATTTGAAATTGCCAGTAAATTAACAGAACTCGCCGAAGAAATAAATGTTTAAATTGGATATTAATAACACAAAAAAACCGCCCAGAACTAATCTGAGCGGTTTTATCTTATCTCGGAGCTTTACCTCCTAAATTGGTTTTTTAGTTGCGGTGTAAGTAACACCATTAATAGTGATCTCAATACTATCAATGACAACATCAATATTGTCAGGCTGACCGACATCAGTGACGGTCTGTTGATCATACTTATCAAGCGGACCATTTTCGGCCTCGATAGCTTTTAGGCGGCTAGACATGCCTACCATGTAGTTATCATAACCGACTGCTGCATAATCGTATTTAGCACCACCGACCTTAAACATACCCTTGACTGCCTCACTAAAGGTTTTAGCACCCGAAACTTTATAAGAGCCACCAGCTCTCAAAAGGTAAAACCAGTCTGTCAAAAAGTCGTCTACAGAGGCATAGTGCATATAGTGGCCACCCTCCACAGCCGGCCTTGCTTTACCTTGAGTAACGGTTACACCACTTGGACGGTTGCTTTGGCCAGTCCACGTCATGCCGCCCCAATTATTATCAGTACGACCAACAGTAGATTGTCCCCACAAACCCTCAAAATGCAACACAGTAATAGCATAGCTTGGCAAAATGTCATGCTCTTTGCATTTGGTCAAAATCGTATCTAACACCGATTTTTTAAGCACAGCACCGTTAAATAACAAATCTCCATCTTGTTTTACTGCTGGGCTTTGCTCTGCTACTTTGGGTTGTTTGAGCAGCTCGTTAACCTTAGTTTGTACAGCGTCATAATTAGCTCCAAGCGAGATTTTGCGCTGCTCACCACTTCCATGCAATCCAGCTAAAACCTCTTGAACTAGCTCATCAACGCTTTTACTTGTTGCTGGTTGGGATTGCGTCCCTGCATAACGATAAACATAAGAGTACATCCACCCGCTAGCTGCTGCTGTTTGGTTATAGTTGTCAATTGTGATATTGTTGCGAGCGTAGTTACAGTGGATAATATTATCTGCGTCAATAAACATGACGACATGACCACCAGCGCCAGCAGACTGGCCACGTAAGCCCCAAATAGCAATGTCGGCCCGTTGACTCTCCCAGTCCTCATTTTCGGCGATTAGTACATAGCCATTAGCAATCAACCAATCGTGCATGTACTCAGTATTGAGTAGCCAACCAGGATTGCTAGCGCCTGCGTAAATCAAAGCGCTACAAATAGCACTTGAGCAGTCATAGCTATCAGGACCATTGCGATAGTCCATTGAGTAACTAACGTGGCCCTCTTTTAAGCCCATCCACTCTATGGCTTTTTCGGTATCTACTACCATTTATTCTCTCCTTTAAAAATTACATAAAACGGATAAACAATCAGAGCAATCACAGATAGCGGTAAATATAGTATTGTGATTGCTAGGACTATTGCTAATCGTGTGATTGCTCGCATGAGATCCTCCTATTTTTTACTAAACATATCAATAAATTGCTTAAACAGTGCGACATCAATCCCCATTTTGTTTAGATTTTCTAAGATTGATTTTAGCTCAAAGAGCAGATAGCCAACGTACATGACATACAAAAAGGCTACTCCTGTATCATTTGGCAGTAAAATCGACAAAGGGATAAAAAAGATCATCAGGGCAATTGAGCAAATTTTGCGCAAAATACCATTAATCCCCTCTTTGCTCCTAAAATCAATGTTGGGGTTAATTTTTGCTGCAACGGTACCCGTTAAAAAATCAATCATCATTGCGACTGCAATCGCTCCTAAAGTAAATAGGATTTTACCGTCTTGAGTCTGGATTAATTGTCTTAAAAAAATAAACATGGATCACCTCACTATTTGCCTTTAACTAAGTCCGCATATTTAATGACTGTGACTTTGTCCTCAGACTCCAAGTCTTTGAGCGTTTGCTTGTCGTACTCAAAGGCCTCGTTAACATACACAAAGACAAGTTTACCCTCGCCGGCCAAGTCCTCGTGAGACTCATCTACAACAGTAAAGACATCATGCTCTTGATATTGCCCTTTTTTGGCCGGCGCAATAAGCTCCAAAAGGCCTTTGTAAATATCAGGCTCGATTTTGCTATCACTAGTCAACATATGGATAGTTTGCAAGTTAATCATTTTTTGTGTGCGCTCTGCAGCTGCTCTGGCCAGTCCAGCAGCTGTTTGTGCAGTTGTTGCTGTCTTAGCGGTATCTTGACTCAACTTTTCCAAGTCGTCCACTTTTTGCACTGCTTCGCCCATAGCGATTTCCACGTACTCAGATTTTTTAAACTCGTCCAAAGCGGCCTTGATAATCTCTGTGTCGCTAGTGGACGTCAGGTCCTGCTTAATGAGTTGTGGGATAACAGCTCCGTCTTCGGCTGCGATAATAATATGAGTGCTTGCGACTGCTCCTGTACCATCATACTGTGGGTATTTACCTGTGACTTTCCAATTGCGCATAATTTACTCTCCTTTTTTATTTGCTTCGTACTGCTCTAAAATGTTGTCGATTAAGATGATTTCGGCCCCTGTAAACTCATCTTCGGCCTCGGCCAGATACTCCAAAAAGTCGATAAATCGCTTAGAGTACTCATGGCCTTTGATGACAATAGG